TCCTGCATTTGACGAATGCGCTTCTCGTGTATCGTCTTGTGCGGACCGTGTTGACACCTCGAGCAGCCATGTCAGCCGCGGTTTTCTTCGCCTTCCACTCAGCGCTGTTGTCGGCGCATTGGAAACCGATGTATCTTTTCGATGTTCTTTGTGGGATGGCTTTGATTAGTGCATTCTCGCTCTACCGGAGCGGACGCTGGGGCGTCGCACTGCTTCTATTCTGGTGCGCCTATAAGTCGAAAGAAATCGCGATTTTCTTCCCATTGGTGCTTCTCCTGGAGGAATGGCAAGATCAGCGACGGTGGCTCCGGGTGGCGCCATTTCTCGCTGTGTCGTTGGTCTTCGGGAGCCAAGCGCTGATGCAGAACGAAGTCCGCTTGCCATCGGCCTACACGTTGCAATTCACCATGGCTGCATTTACCGATTGCTTGCGCTTTTACGGCGGGATGGCGGCGGGACTACCTTGGATTCTTCTGGCCGGGTGGCGATGGCTAGGAGGCACCGAGAGACGCTGGCTGGTTATGGGAATAATGGCGGCCACGGCGCTCTTGGGACCACTCCTTTTTTTACCGGGGCGCCTCTTTTCCGTTTATCTCTACGTGCCCTTGATGTTTGGCGCGGTAGCGGTCGGCGCGGTAGTGAATCGTTGGCCGTCCTGGGCGCTCACCTTAGCATTCCTTATCTACGCCGGAATCGGGCTGCGTGAGCTGAGAATCTATCGACGAGCGGAGTTGACCCAAGCACAGACAACCAAGGAATTCGTAAGTTCCGCCTGCCTGGTGCTCAAGGATAGATCATCCCTGGCGCAAGCATTTTACGAAGCTGGTCCGCAGGGGCTAAACGTGTGGGGAGTAGAAGCCACATACCGCCTCTGCAGCGGTAACTTGATGCTGAAACTCTCCCCTTGGGATCTAAAGCAACTACGCCCGAATGATCCGGTGATTCGATGGACAAAGATGCCGAATCAGGCCGGATTGGTCGAGTTGACCCGTTTCGATGGAGAACTGGTGGGTGGTTGGTATGGCTGGGACAGTTCGTTTCGATGGATGGGTGAGCGGGCCGAGATACGGGTCAAGGCGTTACCGGGGCACCGTCACGTCCTACTCGATTTAGTTTCGATACCAGCCGACGAGTTGGAGGTACTTCAAGACGGTAACAGCATCGGCAAGCGCACGGTACAAGATCACGGTCCGCAAAAGATGATCTTTCCATTGCTCCATTCGGATCTTACTCGCGACCTTAGGATCGAGCTAAGGGCATGGCCGGCGAAGCGCATTGGCAACGACCCGAGAATGCTGAGCGTCGCGGTGAGAAGTGTAAAACCGACACCATAAACCGCAGTCAAGCCAAATGCGAAACGTTAGGGGAAAAAGAAATCGGTACTTGATCGACGATCTCAATGCCGAATCCCTCAAGCCCTGGGACCTTGCGCGGATTGTTCGTCAATAACCGAATACGCCGAAGGCCTAAATCAGCCAGGATCTGAGCGCCGATGCCCGCCTCGTGCTGAGTTTCGTGGTGAGGATCAGAGGGGGTGAAGCGTTGGAAATCATCGCCGTGGGTAAGGATGCGATCAGCGCTGGTGCGCATGCCCAAACCACTCTGATGAAGATAGACGACCACGCCGGCGCCCTCGATAGCAATAGCACTCATCGATTGATCGAGCGCTTGGCGGCATTGGCAGCGAGATGATCCGAATACGTCACCGTAGACACAATGAGAGTGCATTCGGACCAAGGCGGCAGGTCGCAACTCAGGATCACCGAAGACCAAGGCAAGATGGCGTTCGGGACTCATGGAACTCGAATAGCTAAGGGTTCGGAAGACACCGTGAGGAGTTTCCACGGAGCCAACAGCTTGGCGGGCGATGAACCGCTCGTGGAGCATGCGATAACGAATGAGATCGGCCACGGTGATGAGCTTGAGGTCATGCTTGTGGCAAAACTGCGCCAGCTCCGGCAAGCGGGCCATAGAGCCGTCCTCGTTCATGATTTCGCAGATTACGCCACCGGGTGAGAGTCCCGATAGCCGCGCCAGATCGACGGCGGCTTCGGTTTGGCCAGCCCGGACAAGCACACCACCTTCGCGCGCCCGAAGCGGAAACACGTGTCCCGGGCGAGCAAGATCTTCCGGTCGCGTGTCGCTCTGCATGCAAACCTGAATGCTGAGAGATCGGTCCGCGGCAGAGATACCCGTTGAGACGCCATAGCGCGCATCAATCGACTCGGTAAAAGCCGTTCCAAAGTTGGAGGTATTTTTCGGGGACATCGGCGAAAGCCCGAGGGCATCACAACGCTCAGAGCTGAGTGCCAAGCAAATGAGGCCGCGCCCATGGACGGCCATAAAATTGATTGCCTCTGGAGTTACGAAGTCGGCGGCGAGCGTGAGGTCGCCCTCATTTTCGCGATCTTCGTCGTCGACGACAACGAGCATGCGGCCGCGGCGAAAATCTTCTAAGGCCTCAGGAATACGGGCGAATGACATAGGTACTTTCCATTCTAGACACAAAGTCCACGGTAATGGTAAGCACAGAGCGGCACTTGACCGGAAAAGCCTTTTCGTTTCAGTCACTTAGGAAGATCGCGCCAGCAACTTCGATTCAATCGATAGTCATTCACAATGAATTCAAACTTTCTAACCTCCTTGTTTTCAACATCTTGTCGAAAATGGGCGGGTCAGAAACTGAGAGCCAATTGCTATTCTCAAATCGGGCGAAAGGAAATCTCGCCAACGGAGCCGGATGAACGACGCGAAAAACGAGGAAATACGATGGCGAGATATTGGTTACAACCCGCTGCCTTCCCAGGCGCGATTCCACCGTTTGAGTACCAGATTCAAGGGTTTCTCGGGGCCAGTAGGGTCGGGAAAGAGCGCCGCGCTTTGCCAAGAGGCAATCCGATTGGCCTACCAGAATCCGGGACGACTGGGTCTGCTTGGAGCACCTACTTATCCGATGTTAAAGGATGCAACACAGCACAGCCTATTAGAGATTCTAGACCGGGCTCGAGTGCCCTACGAACATAACAAGTCGCACAACTACGTGGTTCTGAAAGACTGCGAAGCGAAGATTTTGTTCCGGTCAATGGAAGAGTATGAGCGGTTGCGCGGCACGAACCTGGCGTGGTTCGGTTTGGACGAATTGACCTATACTGCCGAGGAAGCGTGGCTGCGACTGGAAGCTCGATTGCGAGACCCGCTCGCCAAAGCGCGGTGTGGGTTTGCCGTCTGGACTCCCAACGGACACGACTGGGTCTATCGTCGCTTTGTGGAAAACAGGATCAAAGGCTATGGAACGGTCTTGGCGAAACCGTTCGAGAATCGCTACTTACTATCCGCGGTTCCGGACTATTATGAGCGGCTGAAACATAGTTACGATGTGCGCTTCTATGAGCAAGAGGCTCTGGGAGCCTATCACGAATCGGGCAAAGACCTGGTCTACAGCGCCTTTCAGCGCGATCGGAACGTGAAATTGATTTCCGTCGAAGGAAGAGAGCCGCTGCTGTGGACGCTCGATTTCAACGTTGACCCCATGTGCTCGCTGGTAGTCCAGCGGTCAGGTAGTCGATTGAGTGTAATCGACGAGATTGTTATTCCTCGAGCGTCGACTGAAGAAGCATGTGAAGAGTTCGTGCGACGGTTCCCCCGGCATCCGGCAGGAGTGAGGGTTACAGGCGATGCTTCCGGTAACCATCGCCAGACTTCAGGGACCACTGATTACGACATGATCCGGCGTTTTTTTTCCCGAACCGGACTAAGAACGATAAGTTACCATGTCCCGGCAGCCAATCCGCGCGTCGCCGATCGAGTGCGATTGGTGAATGCGAAGTTGCAGAATGCGGCAGGGGAAGTGGAGCTCTTTGTGAGTGATCGGTGTAAAGAGTTACTCAAAGATTTCGCCGAGGTGCGATATCGCGACGGCACGGGATTGATCGATAAAGACGCGGATTCAAGGCGGACTCATCTTTCGGACGCGCTTGGCTATCTAGTTTGGCAAGAGTTCGGACCGCGACCCGTTATGGGCGATAAGACGTTTCCGTTGTTCTGAACATGATTCGAACAAATCATTTTTGGGTGAAAAGACAGTTATTGCAAGGAGTAGTGGATTTATGCTTGATATCACGCGCGAACATCCCGACTATGTGAGAAGACGAATTAGTTTTCAGACTTATCGCGACCTCTACGCGGGCGGGGAACAGTTCATACGCAACGCCTACCAATATTTGACACCTCGTCACAAAGAGCCGGAGCGCGTGTACGCAGAACGTGCAAGTCATGCTTACTATGAGAACTATATCGGTTCGATTATCGATTGGTACGCGGCAACGTTATTCCGTCGTGAGCCCGTAATCACTCTCGAAGGCGATAACCCGAGCGGCAAACGATTCTTCGGGCAGTTAAACGATGACTGCGACCGCAAGGGAACCGCGCTTACAGACTTTTTTCGCGGCTGCTTCATCGACACGCTGGTGCAGGGCGCTTCGCATATCCTGGTGGATTTTCCCCGCACTCAGCAGGCCCCATTGACACGGGCCGATGAAGACGCGCGCGGTGTTTCTCGAGCTTTCCTGGTTCCCTACAATTCGGAAGAGCTCATCAACTGGAGCCGGGATCCCGATGGTAATTACGAATGGGTCGTTTTACGGACGGAGCAGTTGCGCCAGGAGCGGATCGATGTAGGCGACTGGACGCCGGAGAAGCGCTGGCTCTATCTTGACCGCACCGAGTATCGACTCTGGCGCCAGGCCTCAAGGCCCACCGGCGGGAGCCCAATTGAAATTGAAGATCACGGTTTACATGCGTTAGCGAAGTTGAACCGTGTACCGCTATTTGACCTCCGCGTGACAGATGGCCTGTGGCTCATGAACAAGGCCGCCTCCCTCCAATTGGAGCACTTTAACAAGTCAAACGCACTTTCGTGGGCTCTTACGAATGGCTTGTTCGCGACGCCGGTAGTTTACAGCGACAAGGAACTCACCCAGAGTATCGGTGAGAGCTACTTTCTCCAATTGGGCGCCGGCGACCGCTTTGGGTGGACCGAGCCGCAAGGTAACGTGCACCACATCGCGTCCCAGAACCTCGAACGGCTCCAACAGGAGATCTACCGCGTTTCGTATCTATTGGCCCAGGCGGGAGGCCCTACTAATGGTTCGCAATCGGGTCTTAGCAAACTGCGCGATTACGCAATCACCATCGAAATTCTGCGCGGATTCGGCGACTTAGTCAAAGATACGATGAAACGGATCCTTCGCACGATCGAAGCGACTCGAGAGGACAATCTGGCAATCGATGTCGCTGGCCTGGATGAATTCGATATTGGTGACTTTGGCAACGATCTGGATGAAGCAGAGCGGCTCCTGAAGCTCGGAATTCAATCTCCGACGATGAAGCGCCAAGTCTTTAAGAAACTCGCGCTCAAATACCTTTGTGATGTACGCCAGGAGCTTAAAGATCAGATTGCCGCGGAGATAGACAACACGACGGTCGGATAAAACCTACAACGATTTTGCGCGAACCTTTTGGCGGCAGTTGGGTGGATCTCGCTTCAGGCGGGAGCTCTCAACTTCCGCCGAGTTTTTTGAAAGGAACTTCGATGGAAGAAGACAACAACAAGACCCAGCCCGATGTCCGCGATGTCATTAGGCAGGCGATTACAGACTTCGTGGCCACCGAACAATCCAAAGCTGAACCGGCCTACAAAGCCGAGTTGGCTGAGGAACGGAAACGGCGGGAGCAACTCGAGCGCCGGATGAACGAAATGGCCGAGGAAAATCGAAAGAACCGCGCAATGGCGGAGGAGGCGGAGCGCACGTCCACCATCCGCGGTGAACTGCAGCGTCTCGGAGTCGTGAAGCTCGACCTTGCCTATCGGGCAGTGAAGGACGATATTCAGCGCACCGACGATGGGCGATTGATCGGGCGTCAGGATGGCGAAGACGTAACGATCCAAAGTTACCTAAAGCAGTTCGTCGAGGAAAATCCGGAGTTACTGCCAGCCCGCATCAACAGCGGTCTTGGTACGGGAGCGACTCGCGGAGGAACATCCCATTCCGCGACAACCTCGAATCTCGACTTGGACCGGATCCGTCCGGGGATGAATCCAGAGGAGCTCGAGCGAGTCAGGCAGGAGATCGCCCGTGTGGCGAACCAATCCTTGAAGACGAGCTAGTTGCTCGTAGAACGTGAACTTTTCGCAAACTTAGGCCGGGGAACAGTTAACTCCCAAGCCTGGACAATTAACTAACTAAGTCAAAGGAGACTTTCGAATGCCCATGATTACTTCCGCAAATCTCGCGCAAGCGATTGTTAAGCTCGTGGCAGCCGACGCGCTGCCGGCCCTGGTGGGTAACCTCGTGCTGGGGAACCTCGTGAATCGGGACTTCGAGCCGACACTATCGCAAGCGGGCAACACGGTCAACGTGCCGATTCCGCCGGTGATGGTGGCGAACAATATCGCCGAGGCTGGGGAAATCCAGCCGCAGAGTCCGAATCTAGGCAATGCCCAGATCGTTCTCGATACCCACGCCGAAGCCAGTTTTCAGATCCCAGACGTTACGAAGGTCGTCGCGGTGCCAGAGTTGCTGAAGCTCTATATGCAGCCCGCGATCGCCGCGTTGGCTGAACGGGTGGAAAGTGACTTGATGGCGTTGGCACAACAGTTCACCGCCAACAGCCCATTGGGTGTCGGTGGTACGCCACTTACCGAAGCTTTGGTGGACTCGGCGGAAACGGCGCTCTTCAATGCCAAGGTTCCGGCCGGCCAGTCAAAGTACTTGGTGGTCGACCCCACTGCCTATTCGCAGTTACGACAAATCGCCCGTTTCAGCGAGTACCGGACGGCCGGTGAGGCCGGGCTGCGAGCCTTGGTGGAAGGCAACGTGGGCAGAATAAAAGACTTCTACGTCTTCCGCTCGCAGTTTGTCGCGAAATCAGGCAACGCTCCCCAGGTTAGCTACAATCTGGCCTTCGCAAAAGATGCGATCGGGCTCGCGATTCGCCGCTTGCCGCAGCCCATTCCCGGCACGGGTGCCATCGCTGAATATGCCGAGATGGGCGGATTCGGCGTGCGGGTGTTGATGAGCTATCAACCGAACACCCTAGCGCAACAGTTCACGGTGGATATCCTGTACGGCACCGGAATTCTTCGTAACAACCACGGCGTTCAAGTACGCACCTAATACGAGTTTCCTTCTTGGTGCATCGCGACTATCTCAGGATAGTCGCGGTGCGCCCGTCAACCAACGCACGCGTCCAACGCCTAGACTCCCTATTTTCAACTCTCACGTAGGAAAACCATTATGAATCTTCGAGATTTTTACGCAAAAGTCCGCAATACTCTGGCAACCATCGAAAGTCCTTTCGTGGTACTTGTCAGCAAGAACACGCCTGACGGCGGCAAAGAAGGGGTCATGACACTTGTAAAGCGAGATACGGCAGCGCGTCTAATCGTTGAAGATCGAGCGCGCTTAGGGACGGACGCTGAGTCCGCTCTTTACTTTACTGACCAAAACGCAAAGCGAGACTCGGTCGAGGCCGAACGCCGTTTCTACTCAACCAAGCTTGGATTTCAAGGCGCAGAAATTGTAGAACAGTTCTGCGAATTGCAGGGCGAAATGAATCCGAAGTCTCCGAAGCGCCCGAAATAGTCCCCGCGAGAAAGGAACGGAAACGCCATGGCACTCTTTAACGACGGCCCAATCTCCTCGCTTGACGACTTACGGGTTTATGAAACTTCTTTGCTTGACACCGCCAGTATCGAAGGTGTTAGCCTAACAAACAAACTGGACTTGGCACAACAGGAACTAGGGGGAGAGATACTGCGCTTCCTGATTCAACAATTGGAGCCGACGCAATCCGTAGACCCCAGCAAGTTAGACCAAGTGGTAGCAACCGAGCCGCTGCGCCGCTGGCATGCGCTGAGAACGCTTTCTGTGTTCTTCCGAGACGTCCATCACAATCAACTGAACGATCGCTACCGGGCAAAATGGAACGCCTACGAATCGGAAGCCAGGAATGCGGCACGTTTGCTTTGGGAAGTGGGGGTCGGACTAGTGACCAGTCCGCTCAGGCGACCCGCGCCGCCTAAGTTAGACACCCTGTCGGCAGATGACGAATTTCCTCAGTTACTCTTCAAGGTGACTTGGGTAAGGGCAACGGCCGAAGAAAGTGCTGCTAGTGACGCGGTATTGTTTCCCGGCGGAGGCGGCGGCAAGCCACAACTGACTACAGACAACCCGCCCGCGCGAGTGACCGGATGGCACGTCTACGCGGGGCCAACGGAGGGTCAGTTGACCCGCCAAACTTCCGCAGCCATCGCGCTCGGCGACCCTTGGGTTATGCCTTCGAATGCTTTGGTCAGTGGACCGAGCGTTCCGTTCGGGCAGGCGCCTGGCCAGTACATTAGGCTTCAACGACTAATCTTTAGAGGATAACTCCATGGCACGAACTGCACGAAACGCGCTTCGCATCTTGGCCGATCAGATGCAGGCTGAAACCGGCCTCGCCTTTACAGTCGATGCGGTGGCGGAAAGAGAGAACACAGCTCTTCTTCCGATCACTGCAACCCACATCGTATCACAACACGCAGCCGCCGAGTTACTCGAAAAGAGTGCGGGCGCACAATATCCAAGAGTCCATCTTTACTGCGAAAAGATCACGAACCATCTGAAGGAGAAATTTAGGACTTTTTCCGGGACGATCTGTTTGGTAGCTGAGGTGCGAGTTTCTCAGGACCGAACTGAAAACCTTGAAACTTCGCTGATGCTGTATGTGGACGCGGTCACCGACGTACTCGATAGCCACCGTGGGGACTGGGGCGGCGGCTTCTTCTTCACCGGAGGATACGAGGTAGGCTTTTCGCCGATGAAACACGGCGGGAAGAACTTTATTCAAGCCGCGAAAATCTCATTCGAAATCAACGCCAGCCAAGGGTAGTCCCCAACGCAGGGCAACTGTATTGTCAAGATATCCGATAAGCACTCATAAAAGGAGTATACCGATGGCCTGTTACATCTCGTCCAACAATAATCGTTTCTACGTGGCCTTGGAGCCGTCATATGGCGAAGTATCAGCCGTTGCAAACGCCCGGCGCTTTGCGGGCATCCAGCTGAAGACACGCCAGCAGTCCTTGCAACTCGATCGCCGGGATAAGACGGGAAGCCGCACCTTCCTTGGCCTGCCAGAGACCGTGAAGCGTCAAACCTCATATCAGCTCCGTTCGTATCTATCGGGCTGGAACGTCCAAAACATCGAACCGTCCCAGGGCACGCTGTTTCGAGCGGCGCTCGGAGCTCCGGTACGACTTGCGCCTGGATTGACGCTGACGTCAGCATCGGGGACGAGTCTGACTTTCACGGGCGCGCATAACTTGGAACTCGGACAGGCCGTCGCCTTTGGATCAGAGATTCGATTTGTTTCGGCGATCACAAACTCCCAAACTATCGTCGTCAACGTACCGTTCACGTTGGCTCCCACGGCCGGAATCGTCTTTGGACCTACGGCTTCCTATGCACCGGCGAATAGCCTGCCGAGTTTCAACGTCTTCGACTACTGGACGCCTAACACTGCGGTACACCGAATCCTCGCGGGGACGGCGGTCGATCGCATGGGAGTGAAGATCAACGGCGATTTTCATGAGTTCGAATTTCGCGGACCGGCTCGGGATCTGATCGATAGTGTTAGCTTCGCGGCGGGTGAGGGTGGGCTGGCTTCGTTTCCGGCTGAGCCGAACATCGGCGACTTCGAGTCGAATATCGTGCCCGGACACCTTGGTCAGGCTTGGTTAGGGGCGAGTCCGGAGCGCTTTTATACCATCACCGAAGCCGAGTTTACGCTGGATAATAATATCGACCTTCGGGACCGTGAGTTTGGCTCGACGCTGCCGCGCTGCCTTTCGGCCGGCCTTCGTGACGTTCGGTTGAATTTCTCCCTGCACGAACAAGACGACGCGGCGACGAAAGCATTGTACCAGGCGGCCCGCCAGCGCTCCCCTATCAGCGTTATGCTCCAACTCGGCCAACAGTCTGGCCAATTGTTCGGCATTTTTCTGAAGAGCATCGTTCCAGAAGTGCCAGAGTTCGACGACGGCGAGACCAGATTACAGTGGCGGTTCTCCGGGTCTCGCGCCCACGGCACGGTGAACGATGAAGTATTCATCGCCTTCGCTTAGAGTTCACAATGAAATACGCATCTATCAGAACTTTCCCGTCGGGATGGGCCCCCGGAGTTACCTATCAGATCGAGCGGATGTCCTTCGGAAGACGACAAGAGCTCACCAAACAAGTGCGTGGACTATTGGCGCGCCAGGAGTTCCACGCCGTCGGCGACTCTCCCCTGGACAAGGTCGAGGCAGCTCTGCTTTCGATGGAGATTGATCGAATCTATTGGAACTGGGGCCTAGTAAGTTTGGAGGGTCTCTTCATTGGCGACGAAATCGCCACGAAGGAAAACGTTTTCGAAAGAGGGCCCGAGCCACTTGTCTGCGAGATACTCTTGCACATTAAGTCAGAATGTGGGCTTAGTGAGGAAGAACGAAAAAACTAATTGTCGCCTTTCACTTTCAATTCTCGGATCCAGCCGCTTGGAAGTGCGACAGATGCCGTCAACAGCGGCTGGATCAAACACGCCGGTGCGCGTTCTTGCCGATGGAATCCTTGGGTCCGGTCCGGACCGTGTGGGCCCGAGGGCGAGCGTCAACCACTCAGTGCCCGAAGTCAGTGATAACCGCGGAGTCATTTACGCTGCTGGAAGCCTTCGCCGCGTGGCGGGCCCTAGGGCCGAGCCAAGTTTGGGAAATGCCCGCCAAAACCGTAGACGCGCTTTTTGTACTTCAAAACGAATGGAGGTCATTGCAATCCGATGCCCAATAGTCTTATCGATCAGTTGTTAAAAGTCGCGTTGCCGAGCTCGGTAGTGCCGGCCATAGGCGGGGCGATCCCAGGGGATCCGGTCGGCGAATCGCTTCGGGCGCTGACTGGCCAAGTCGAAGGATTGCGGGGTATTTACCAAACCCAAACGATTCAGGTGGCAGAGAACACGGCAGCAATTGTGCAAAGTACCAAGTCGCGAGGGTCAGAGCTGTCATCAACCGTCGCCAACGTTGCTAGATCCACAGGCAGCGTGCTGGGGGGCGGACTCACTTTGCTGCCATTGGTCTCCGGGATTGCCAAACTGTTTGGATTTGGGTCGCGCAAAGAAGAGCAACCGGCACTATCGTCCTTCGCTTTACCCAGCGCGATCAACCTCGACTCCGCGGTCCGCCAGAGTGGAAGGTCTCCCCTAACCGGGGTGTCCTACGGACAGGATGGGTTACCTCGACAAGCGGCAGCGGTGACGCCAAGTCGGACCTACATAAGTGTAAATGTACAAGCAATAGACTCTCGCTCATTTCTGGACCATAGCGATGAAATCGCTCGTGCGGTGCGAGAAGCCATGCTCAATTCCCATTCGCTGAACGACGTCATCTCGGAGATTTAAGTAATGCCTGATTTTCCCCAGCTTCGCACACAAGCGGTAGTTCAGTATCCCGCACGCCGGCAATTGATGTTCGCGACTCAGGTACTTGAGTTTCTGGACGGCTCTGAGCAACGCTTCCGGCAATGGCCGGGAGCTCTGCGCCAATGGATTATCTGGCTGGACTTACTGACGGAAGAGGAACTGAATGCGTTTCGGCAGTTCTTCCGTAGTCAAGCTGGGCAAGCGCAGGTGTTTCGATTCGTCGACCCCTGGGATGGGACGGAATACCCGAACTGTACGCTAGAGGGCGACGACCTTGAGGTATTCCTGCGGGGAGAAGGCCGTGGAAACGTGAATCTAGTAGTAAAGGAATGCAGGTGAGGAAGACGCTATGCCAGTGAAACGAATTTTCCCGCAACTCGCGACGGGCGCAATAACGCAGTATCCGCTTCGAATCCAGGAGCGTTTTCGCACTTTGGTTAATCAGTTAGGTGATGGGAGAAGGATCCGGTATTCCGATGTTGGCGCATCGGCGTTGGAATGGGAAGTGTCACACCAGGGTTTGAGCGACGACGAGTGGCTAACAATGGAAGGCCTGTTTCGCGAGTGCGAGGGAAGGCGCTATCCGTTTCTTTTTCTCGATCCCTGGTCTAACTTGATTGCCGACAGTGAAACCTTTGTCAGTGCCTCTTGGACGAAAGAACCGGGCATTGGGCTAGCCGAAGGTTTAACTGATCCGGAGGGCGGCCCAAGGGCGACGCAAGCGACAAACACCGCTGCGACGTTGCAATCCGTCGCGCAGACCGTAGCAATCCCAGCCTGGTTTCAGTATTCATTTAGCGTATACGCCAGATCGAATCAGGCGGGGCAGATGCGGCTAATCGCTTCGACGGACGGAGCCTTTGCGGAGCGGCTCTTCGAGCTATCGTCCGACTGGCAAAGATACCCGCTTTTCTCCGCCATGACGGCGTACACGGAGATGGTTCAGGTGGCGATCCAGATTCCAGCCGGCGCAGCCATTGAGATTTTCGGAGCGCAGTTAGAGGCCCAGCCGTCGCCGTCACCCTATCAGCGAAACGGGTTACGCACAGGGCGCTACCCGGAAGCCCGTTTTGCGGGGGATACCTTGGCCCAGACCTCCACCGGACCTGGCGAACACTCTACCTCCATCCGCATCCGCAGCCAAGTCGTTGCCTATAGCTAGCTTTAATGAACGTTAAGAGGAAACCGAATGCCAACCGCACTTGAATTGAAGGAACAACAGACCCCGCAGACGCCGATACTCTTGTTTGAGTGCCGACTCGCCAATGGAAGCATTGAGCGATGGAGTACGCACCAAGTGGTTTGGAATAGCCACACCTACTCAGCGCGCGTTCTGGAGCACAGCTCCTTTGACATGAGAGCGGAAGAGGATGGAGTTTCAAAAGTCAGCCTGCTGATGGCAAACGCGGACAGCTACTTTTCCCAGGTGGAGCGAAACGTGGGATTAAAGGGCTCCCGGCTCGATGCCCAACTGATCTT